GCCTCTTTTGCATCCGAAGTCATTCCAGTAAAGTTGGTAGGGATTTCCAAGATAATAAATGTTGTCTTTGTGTGATTTAGAATGATAGTGTCCTGTAAACACTTTCTTAAATTTTTTGAAGACCGAATGATCCATGCCACGTTCCATCATGTGACCAGGATGTGCTTCAAAACCATTGAGTTCTAAGTGTCCCATACACACTTTGCTTTTACTTTCCTTGATNGCTCTAAATGATTGTTCAAGGTTGTCATCACATATCCAAGGAAGACATAGAATGTCAAGACCATCATAAGTGATGTTGGTTGGTTCTGTGATTACATGAATGTTATGGTACTCACCTAGAAGTTCATCTGGTGCGTTGACTCGTAATGTATTCTTATAGTATATGTCATGGTTACCTACAAGCATATCCATTCTGACACCCATTTCTTTTAGAGGGTCAAACCACATCTCTTTAGATTCATCTAATGAATTAAAGTTTATAGATTTACGTTTATCAAACGTATCTCCTAAACAAAAGATATGTTCTATCTTATGTGCTTTTATAAAAGGTATGACAACTTTACTATAAAACTTTTTATAGTGATTAATAAAATGCTTGTTATCATTACGAACACCAAAGTGTTGATCAGTTATCAGCAATAATTTCATCGCTTTTGATTCATCTCCACTCTGTTCTTAATTTGATTATAGTCNGNACTTGCGTCTCCGTCAACACTAAAGACATGATCGTATCCNGANTTCTCTANAATNTTATCTTTAATATCCATCTGNCNTTTCTCCTTTGCTATACGTCTTAGAAATGCATAATACACTATCTGAGTAAAATATGCAAATGGATTTCTTGATTTAGTAGGATCAAANTTNTCAATNTANTGTATACAATTTTCTATACCATCACAAACCATATCATCTTTATACATGTAATTAATAAAGTTTGGTCTGTATGATAAGTGTGTTGCTATTTTTAAAAAGCACCCACCGATATAATTGTTGACGCGAGGTTTTGGGAGACCCTTCGCTTCGGCAATATCAACTTTTTCTTTGTACTTAATAATTGCCTCAAGAAATTTTTTGTTATCAACGTAGTGTTGTTTTTTCTTGGTGCTCGCTCGTGCAGCCATATATCTCCTCTTGGATACTTTATTATAGCAGGACTTGACAAACTTGTCAATTTGCTGTACACTAAACCGTGTAGAGGTTTCTGAATATATTATTTACCTTTATATATTTTTTCAAATAAAGTTCTTGCATTATCAATAGAACCCAAATATCCCAAATGTTTGTTGGGATCTTGTTCCATTTTTTCTCTTCTGCTATCAGGTGACTCGCCCTTCAGATATGATTCATACATGAATATACATTGTTTAGACATAGCAGATATTGTTAGTATATCTTTTTCTCTTATCACATAAAAATCTTCATCAGACAATTGCATCCACTTAGAAAAACCAATGCCTCGTGCCAATCTGTCTCCATCTAATTCTCTTTCCACCATCTGCACTGCTATTGGGTTTTGTATAAAACATAAAGTTTCATTACCCTCATTTGTTAACACAGCTTTACCCAACACTTCTTCACCGCTTACGAGTTTCAAAACTCCGTAAAATTCTTCTTCGTGTTTAGCGTAACTAATCATCTTTGAGTTTAACATCTATGATCTCATAATCAAACTTTTCTTCATTATAAATTTTAACTCTTTCTAACAAGTGATTCAATGTATAATTGTTTCCTTTGTCAGTGGATATGTCATCAGCAATATCATAAAGAGTTGCTTTTGATTTGTTGTCTCCTTTCCTAAGAACTCGTCCAATGCTTTGTAAATTACGAATACGAGATTTAGAAGGAGAAGCAAATATAACATTGTGTAGATTACGAATGTTTATACCTGTGCTGAATGTACCATAGGATGCAACGATAATAGAATTATCTGATTTCTCGGTCAACAATCGAATTTCTTCTCTGTCTTCCGTGTCTACCCCTCCATGTACAAAATATACAGGTCTCTCTGTATCACTATTTATCATATTATATAAAGGCAGACCATGTTTTTCTACGTAGTTAAATAGAATTAGTGTATTACCTTTGAGATCTTTTGCTAGGTTTTTGATAAATTTATTTCTAGGTTCATGCTCGACAAGATAATCCATCTCGTCTTGGTATCCTTCAAATAGTTTTTCTTTATGTTTTATTAGTACAATTTTTACTTTTAATTTAGAAAGATATCCTTGTTTCATTAACTCATTAGTCTTTGTCACCTTAGAGCATTTACCGAAAACTCCCTCCAACACTAACTGATTGACGTTAGCACCATCTAATGTACCAGTAAAACCTATACGATATTTACAATCGTGGAGTTTACCCATGAGTGATGTTAAAGACTTTGCTTTGAATAGATGTGCTTCGTCACCTATTACACAGTCAAATTTATCAAACCATTTCTTAGGTTCTTTGTATATTGATTGCCATGTGGAAATCACTACATCATGATTCGTATATTTCTCTGCTCCTGCATAAAGTTTATGGCAATGATGACCTACATTCCAACCATATTCTTTAAAATCTTTATACATTTGTTCCACAAGAGATGTTGTGGGTACAACTATTAATACATTTCTGTCCGCATTAACATGGTATCTTACTAATGAATAGATCATCAAGGATTTCCCGCTTGCAGTTGGCGACAATAGGAGTCGTCTGTTGTATTTCAGGCATTCGTATATTGCTTGATATTGGTAATCCCTCACCCTATGATTCAAGTGTAGACTCTGTACAAATGAAGCAACTCCCTCAGGAGTAATTAAATCATTTGTTTCTTGAGGGTGACCATAGAATTCATCTTCATCTAAAACATAGTCATACCCTTTCTTATCTGCCCAATCAGTGAGGTAGTCTATTAGACCACAGTAGATCTCACCATTAGCAGGTGAATATAATCTTATCTTTCCATCCCATCCTTTATATCTTCTTGTCTTCTGCATATACTTTGCAGACTCTACTTCAAAGGTAAAAAAATCTGACAACTCATAATTTATATGAGGTTGTGCCTCAATTTTCAAATAGACTTCATTCTTCTTACTTATAAGGAGGTCCATAAAACCATGCTACTATTGATTTTCTGACTCCAGATTTTACAGGTCTAACTCTGTGCCAAACATCAGATTGAAAAAAGATTGCTGAACCTCTCTTCAACTTAAATGTTTCGTATCTACAATCAGTCTCTGGTTTATATATCTCCAAATCAAACTCGCCTCCTTCGTACTCACTAGGATCATTCATAAAAAGGGTCATACTTATTTTTCTTACCATACCTTGTACAGGTTTAGGATGTTGATCTACATGCCAATCATACTTACCACCCTCAGGATATATTCCAAACTGTATGGGTTCAGATCCTTGTATATCTAAGTACCACCAGTTCTGTTCATTCATTACNTTTGCTATATCAATAAACATCTGACAAAACTGTGGTTCTCTTATCCATGCTTGTCGTGATACTCTATCTTCATGAGACTTTGCTTCATCACTATTATGAACTACACTGTCACTAAACTGTAAATCTTGACTCTCAAGTGTGCGTTGAATCTTAGTCATTGCACTATCATTTAATTCAATGACTCTATAGGCAGCACCGTATTTCATATCCAGTCTGATCTATCACATCCCCATCTTTTAACTTCCATAGAGTGAAAGCGATCTTGCATATATCTTATTACTGCTTTATAATCTGTGTTTGGATTACATGAAAACAAATCACACCTAGCAACATCATCTTCTGGCCAGGTGTGTATGCTTATATGACTCTCTGCAAGTAGTGCATAACCAGTAACACCATGTGGTTCAAACTTGTGAGTGTCAACTTTTAGTACTTCTAAGTTGCCAATCTTTGCTGCCTCTATCAAAGTTTCTTTGACATACTCTTCGTCATCTAATGAAGAAGTTATTAGACATTGCTTTAAATCAAATAGTACGTGCTTCATAATCCGTTTTGAAATTTAGTCCAATCAATAGCATTTTTAATTTGAAAATTTCTATTGTTGATCTGTCTCAATACACCATCTAGGTAATTAAGACATTGTTCTACATACTCTATTTTATATTGCAACTTTCTTATATCATCGTCACCTTCTATAAACATATTAACTTCTTCCTTCGTAGTTAATTTATAATCGAATGGCATCTCTTTATATACAGATGAGGGTGCCTTACCTTTATAGTATATCCATTTCTCTCGGATAAGTCTTTTCATCTCAATCTCACGTTCTTTCTTCATCAGACCGAACGTCGTATATAATTCCATATATCTCATATGAAGTTGTGGTATCTTTGTGGATTCTTCGCAGTAAAGATCGTTATCAATTACTGAATCCTTTTTCCACATCTCCTGTATCTGTTCCAGATTCATAATCTAACCAAGGGTCGGGTATTATACTCCTTGATCCTTCGTTTCCTTGAAGAATTCTTGGAGACTGCTTTGGCAGTTCACTGCTTTCTTGTCGTATTTGGGTTTGATCCCTTTCATCTTTTCGTAGTCGCTGTGCATTGCTCCCAGTAACCATGCCTGTGCTAGTTGCTTCGGACCTTCTCTCAACAACTGGATTTGAAATTTCGAGAGACCAGCCTTCATCTCCAAATACTCCTGTCTCCACGATGTGTCTATGGTTTGATCTTTCATTTTGATCCCACTCTTTTACTAATTGTTCAGCTTGTGCGTCAACTGATCGCATTGTGTTTTCTATTTTAGCATAGATCCACTTTTTTTTCAACCACTCTAACAAACCAAGTGCTAGATGCCTGACGTAAGGGTTCTTGAATTTCTTCTTAACCCATCGTTCTGCCTTGTCATACCAAGGATCTACACCTTCACCGAAGGTTTTTTCAAAGGAGAATAGCACCTATTATAAACCCCTTAGCGAAAGCAAGACAATTGATTTGGTAGTCTGACAACTTATATTTATCTTGAAATTTCTTGATGAGTTTCTTATCCCACTCTACAAATGAGATGAAAGATTGTTTGATGTTAAAATTGTACATGTTTACCTACGTGTTGGTGAATTGACGTTCCTTACCTCATANAAGGTATATCTAAAAGTTGCTGTTGCTGTAAAATAATTATTGTCTGATCCTGTGACATCNAATGGTAGTGATGATAAGTTGATAGGAAAGACTGATTTAAAAACAACATCAAAGTTTGCAAGGTTATTATTGTTCAATACTTGCAATGTAGCATCAGAGAATCGTGGATCATTCCCAGTTCCCCTAACACTATTTTCTTGATTCCAATTATATCTATCCTCGTATTCACCTGGTGTAGATAATGCTCTCATCCAGTTATGAATTTCCATATAGTTTCTTAAGTCCTCATCTACTATAAACTCTATAGTTAGATCTTCATATGATGCTGTACTCTCAACTGGTATGGTGACAAAACCACGTGTCGGTATTTCAATATTACCTGTTGTAAATGCGGGTATATTTGCTTTCTGACATAAGAATGTTGTCTTCTTTGCTCTATCCAATAAGAATAAAAATCCTATAGGAGATAGAAAGTTTTTATTAGTCAGTTGATCTTGATACCAATTTGCCATTTTATGCGTTTATGTTTTCTGTCCATGATGTAGAAATGTATTTCGCACCATCCAAAGGAGGTAATCCTCTATGAGTATGTGTAAACCCTGCTGGCCAGATTAATACTTGTCCTCTCTTGGGTTTGAAACGTTTGTGTTGGTAAAGAAACTCAGTCTCCCCACCCTCAAAATNATCATTAAGGTACATCATAGTTGCACATATTCTACGATTAGTTCCTAGAGAACCATTTTCAGAATGCCATGCATGATAACCTTGACCTGGTTCAGTTTTCTGAACGTTTAGATACACTTGTTGGTATCTATACTGCATNAAACTTTCATACTCATCAACATATAACTCCATACATTCACCAGTAATTTCATTATACTGTTTCATATATTCATAACCACAGTTATGATCTAGTATAAAATCCTCAGTGGCGAGGCATTGATCTTTGCGTTGATGTGGTTTGCGTTCTTGATTAAAGATACCTTTACGATTAAACGTAGCACCACACTTATGTTGATATTCCCAATAGTCAATAAGTGGTTGAGTATTGTAATTAGTATCAAAAATACCAATGAANTCCTCAAACCTTACATCATTAATCATAGTTAAACATACTCTACATCTTTATTTAGTGACAAAAAAAAGAGTGCCTTTACAGACACTCCTTCCCCTTTTCACACGTGTAATATTATTTAGTATAAAAAAGCACCCTTTTGGGTGCTTTAATATTAATTCTTTCTTAAGAGAATTACATGAGGTTAGCAACCTGTACTCTTCTGTAGTACTTGTTAGCGTTAGCTGTAAGTGCACCAGAACCTTGTGTAAGACCACCTGAGAATGGGTTTGAAACCATACCATAACGTGTCTTAAACCCGATTTTTGGTTGGAAGGTGTTAGGGTTGATTGCTCTGACTTGCTGTAATGGAACGTAAGGACAGTAGAATAATCCTGCGTCATAAGGTGATGTACCTTTGTATCCTGCAACGTAGAAGTGCTTATCAGCTACGTTTGAAGAATATGGGTCAACATAAACCTTGATACGTCCGTTNAGAGTACCAACAAGTGTAGANGAAGTATCGTCTACTCCTGTNAATGCACTGTTGCCTTGAAGACCAGGTGCATAGTCAAGTACTCCAGCCATTCCGAGAGCAGATGCAACGTCTGCAGAGCAGATCAAAATGTTGCCCTTCCCGCGTCTTGTCTCTTGACCGATTGCGTTTGAATCTCTTTCAATCTGGAATAGAAGTCCCTTGAATTTCTCAACTGACCATCTACCATTTGAGTCAACATCTAAGTCGAAGATTCCGTCTGTAGCAGTGTTAGCGATAGCACCTTTAACAGCGTTTACATAGATTGTACGAACAACTTCTCTGTTAATTTCAGCAAGTATCTCTGTTGAGAGGATATTTGCTAATTCAGATTCAGCGTCCAATCCATGAATCGCCTTAAGGTCTTGAGCCATCTCTATGCTGTACTCTGCCTTTAATGCTCTTGATTTAGCAGTAACAGTTACCTTCTCGATGGAGAAACCCATTTCTCTGAAGGCTGTTGAAGCAGATGAATCATCTAATGCTTCAGCAGTTGCTGTTGCCATACCTGTAGCATCACCAGTTACTTCGTA